GTCTCCTGCGGCTCGATGGCGGTCGGGAAGCCAATGTCGTTGATCCACGGTGAAATGTTCCGCATCTGCACGATGGGACCACTCACGCCGTTCGCACCAGCGTTGGTGATCGGGAAGGTGGTTCCTGACGAACCGGTTGGCGCAGTTGAGGCGTAAACCGGCACGCCGCCGACGAAGGCACCGTAGATGGAGCCACCGTTGACGATGGGGGCTTCGCCGGAGATTTCAGTAGGGATAGACCCACCCGAGATCGTCACGCCCGTTGCACCGGAGTTGATGAGGCCGGTCACGCCGGGGTATGCCGAGTAGGCCGGTGAAGCCCACCCGAGGGCGAGAAATGCGTTCTTACCGTGGTTGAACACTGGGGTTGCCATGTGGTTGCTCCTTTAGTAGCGGGCGAAGCCGTAGAAGGCTGTCGCTGTCGGGCTGCTTCCACCAGAGATGGTGTAAGACAAGCGTGTGTATTCGTACACCGTTCCGGTGAGCAGGGCGACGGTCGCCCCAAGTCCGGTTTCGGTGGCGAGGGTTCCTCCGGTGGGGCTGACCCACGACGCTCCATCTTGGGAGTGCTGGAAAGAGAGGGTGACTGAGGTTGGTGCACCGGTCACAGCGGCGATGCCGAGAACGAGCAAGCCGCCCTTTGTTGTCGAGGTCGAGAAATCGTAAGTGTTCGTCGTGCCCGAGGTGGTGATCTTCAGGTATTCACCTCGCCCACGCCATACGCCACGGTCGCTTTGGAACTCGGTGTCCATAGCGACGACACCGCTGACTGGCGACTTCAGATCGTACTTGGTTGCGATGGCGTTCGCCATGTAGCAAACCGAGGGGCTACCCGTCTGCCCACCGTCGGGGAAGGCAAGCACAGCCTTATCGCCTGCCGTGTAGATGACGTTGTTCAGCACAGCGTCCACGCCTGATGCGCCGCCGTCGTAGAAGCCTGATGCGGTGATCGAGCCGTCTCGGATACCGGCGATGTAGGACTTCGACTGTCCGGTTTGGAAAGTGGTCGTCTCGGTTGGCTCCGTCATGCGGGAGATGCCAATGTCGTTGAGGAACTGCGACAGGTCATACGACACTCCGTTGCTCACAGGCACGGTGACGACGGTGGGTGCGTTGAGGGTCGAGGTCGCTGTAGCACTTGCCGATAGGAGAACCGTGTTCACATAGACCGACACGATGTAGGTGTTGGCAGGGATGCCTGCACCGGAAACTGCCATGCCCGGAGCGAGGGCGAAGCCCGTGTAGAGAACGGTGATGCTCGGGCTGCCGTTGGTGGTCACCGCAGAGAAGGTGCCGTATGCGCTCGAAGGGCAAGCCAACAAGACACGGGTGTTCTTACCGTGGAGGAAGATCGGAGTGGACATTTACGCTGCCTCGTCGCTCGGTGCTGGCTCAGCATCGGGAGCGGGGTCATCGGCGGGCGCAGCGGCGGGGACGATGAAGCCGTCTGCGAGAAGCCAAGTGATGCTCTCACCGGGCAAGTCGGACACGAGATCGCCGGACTGAGCCACCTTCCCGTTGTAGGATACGGGTGACTTGTCGGTGACTTGGTATGTGGGTGTTGCCTTAGCCATGCAGCCGCTCCCCGAGGACAGTACTTGCTAGCAAGCGTATCATCGGATAGGGAAAAATCCCCCTGTGGCTTTGGCTATGAGACGACCTCGACCTCGTGCTTTGGGGTGCGGACACTGCGCCGCTGCGTTACTGATGGGGCGACGACACGCTCCGGCACGAAGGTTCGATACGCCTGCGTAGCCGCCATGCGCTTTGTCGCACGCTCTCCGCCGAACACGGTCACCGCTTCGATCTGACCGTTGCGGTCATGGGCATACATGAACCGCCACTCACTACTGCTCGTGCCCTTGACGTGCACGAGGTCGCCCTTGGAGAACCCTCCCCAACTGTCGATAGGCGACCATTCCCTTGCGACCTGAACCTCCGGCGCACTGGTGTTCCGCTTGACCATGCTTTCCCTCTCTCTAGTCCTGTTCCCTGCGAAAAGAATGATAGCACATATCACAGAGCACTGCAAATCGGGGGTTTAGTTGGTCTGCTCCTGATGACCACATTCGCAGATCACGAACTCGCCCAGAGTGGTGTTCACACGGGAAGCCTTTTCGTGTCGGCAGGTGGTTTCCGTCTCGTGTTCGATTTTTTCGTCTGCGGGGGCTTTTTCCAAAAGTCGCTCGACCGCAAGCAAGGCGTGGTAGGCAGCCTTCGTCGCTTCCTTCGCCGCCCTGATGCTTTCGGTGACGAGTTCGAGGCCGTCGCTCATGAGCCGGGCAGCATCGCTTGGAAGTTCTGCGTGAACTTTGGACGATCCACCTCGTCGTAGCCCGTGTAGTTCGGAGTGCCGAGTGGTTCGAGGCGCATGATGGTCAGCCCGTCGATGACCGTCGAACTCACGATGCTCCCCAAGATGTTCCTGATGACGATGGCGAGGTCGTATGCGCCGGGGTAGTCCTCACGCTCCCCACGGACGAGGATTTGGACTTTGGGGTTGTCCAAGGCGATTACACCACTCCCCATCGTGAAGTTCGGAGCCTTGCCCATGTATAACTGCACGAGCACGGCGGCGTTAGGAGCCTCAGCGGGGAAGCGACCGAGGAACAAGTTTTCGCCGAGGACAAGTTGTTGCGCTGCCGGAAGGTTGGCGGTTTGGATCGGCAGGTAGTAGCCAATGGCATCGAGGAGAGTGGTCATAGGTTTTGGTTGATCCTGCGCTTGATGGCGTGTAGAAGTTCGTCTTGATGGTTGGTCATGGGGATTTCGAGGAACTTAGCCTGCGTGGGCGGCTCGTGAAATGTTTGCAAGTCCTCATGCACGTCCACTGCGTAGGTCACGAGCGCATTTCCATACGAAATAGATGCCTCTACGCCGTGAATGTCCTCTTGCGCCGTGATGAACACGCCGGAGTCTCGCAGCGCACCGGTGTCCACAGGGACGAGTTCTTGACTCTCGTCGAACACCTCCTGCATGACCTCGTTGATCCCACGCTTCATGCCTTTTTTGATGCGATTAGGTGAGTCTTTGAGGTTTTGGAAGTCCATCTTCACCTCCGCCCACATATCTCGTGCCATATTTCACCACCTACTCGAAGTGAACAGTCGTGTTGTAGCCCGTTAGCCCCGTTTCGTCAAAGTTGTTCTCGATGAACATGACGACAGGGTGTTTCATGGACTCCTGTGTTTGGTTGGGGACGGTCACTCGACACTCGGTTGTGAGGTTTGGAAAGAACCCGGCAAGGTAAGCCCGGCCAGAACTGACCCGATCACGCCCGTTGATGGTGGAAAGAACCTTTGCCTTATATTCGAGGCGGCACTTGTAGGTCACGGGTGCGCCATACTCCACCGTTGAGCCACTTTCCCCGCTTCCGTTGACGTAGTGGCGGCCATAGCCGTCCAAAGTCGGCGGGTTCCCGTTGTGATCCGGTGCTGAAATGATGTTCTCGATGATGATGGTCTGCGTCATGAGTCCCAGAAGTTCTGGGTCAATGCTGCTCATGGCTCAGGGCGGTAGTCCGTCCCCACCACACCTTCATCGCCGGGGTTGTAGCCAGTCCCGTAAGTGGTCGAAGTGCCAAGTTCGGAGTTGGAAGGCCAGTCGTTCGCCACCGCCCAATAGCGGTCAAACATACCAACCTTCAACTCTGCACCGAGGGCACGGTGGTCGGCGTTTGGAATAGGCGGTGCAACTCGACGGGAGCGAGCGAGCAGGTCTTTGGACAGACGCTCATAGCGTTGTGCACGATCACCGTAGGTCTGGCTCAGGCTCAGGCCGCCGACGGACTTGCTCGTGCTCTGTGCAAGGCCGGTGAACTGCGCTGCGAGGTTGGCGCAAGAGTTGGCTGCCGCACGATACGGCTCCATGTTCACCTCATTGAGGGAGAAGTAGATTTCCTCGTCCTGCAAAAGGGGGTTTGCCTCCACCACATCTCCGATGAGGAAGCGAACTGTGTCCTTTGGGCTGCTTGTTGGGTCGAAAGTGTATGTCCACGTCATGATTTCACCTATTGGATAATCGCTTGGTCAATGCGGATAGAACCGGTCAAGATGCGAGCCTTGCCCGCTTGCGGCCCGTAGGAAGCGGTGATTTGGAAATACCACACACCCGGCGTGAGGGAAGCGAGTTCGCTCGGTGCCCAAACGACCGTCAAGTTGGGAACTGCGGCTGATCCGGCGATGCCGGAGGTCTTGGTGATGACGGCAGGGTTCGGCGGGCGGCCAATGGTCATTTTGAATGACCAACCGGTGCTGAAATCTATGGCGTTCCCGTCAGCGTCGTTCCATGTGAACTCCACATCGGGCAGGCTTGCGGCGGCTGTCGGGTAGTGGATCGTCACGGCTTATTCGCTCTCCAAATACGGGTTGTAACCTTCTCGATACGATGCTACTCCATCGTCCGTGAAGATTACCGTGGTTGATGGTGTTCCAAAAGTGGACATTCCGCTGTCTTGACCAACCGATCCACCCTCGGGGTATTCACCATACAACCCCTTCTTGTAAATCTCGTTGAAGATGATCTTGAACTCATGGTCGAACTGCACGAGGTATTGGAAAATGCTGGAAACTTGCCGGAGTGTGACCTCGTTTGCTCGGCTGTAAGCGACATGGCGGTATGCCTCGGTAGCCTCACGGAACGCTGAAATCCCTGCTTTGAAGCGTGCTTGCACCCTCGGAGATGGGTTGTTGCCCCAAGTTTCGATAATCGTCGAAGATGTGGTGCGTCCGACGCTCTTTGTGCCGTCGGTTGCGAAGGTTTGGATAGCCTCAGGCTTTTTGACGATCACCCGTGCGCTGCGAACCGCCTCGAACGACAACATCGCAGCCACCCCGACCCGTTGCAGGAAGCGGATTTTCTGTTCTCGTGCGGCAAATCGCTGTGTAACACTTGCGGCTGGTTGGTGAACGGCGATCCGGCTACTCGTGGTGGCCTCTCGTCCCGTGGCTTCGCTGGCTTCGTGATGGGTGGTCTTGCGACCTGCAACTGTGCGCTGGATTTCAGCAAGGGCAGAACCCTCTTTGTGCCCGTAAGTGGATCGGGACTCAGCGACGAACTGCTCGACTGCCTCTGCCACATTACGCTTTGCGGTGACGCTGCGGCTGCTCCGTGTGATTTCGGCAACGACTTCCGTAGCATTTCTACGGCGGGTGGTCTTTTCGGCGGCGGGCAGCGCAAGCCATGAAGCCTGTGCGGCGGGAAATCCAAAGCCGAGGATCATGGAGCCGAGAACGCCCGCACCAGCAACGGAGTTGCGGCTGTTGTCCACCGCAACAACGCCCTGTGCGATTTCACCGATTACATGGTGCCCTTGCGAGCGGGGAGCGTCGGTAGCAAAGTGTTCTGCCGCCTGTGAAGCCTCAGTTCGAGCAAGACCGGAAAAGTAGAACTCCGATCCGCCGAGGAAGGCTCTGCCTATCTGCTTGTAGCCGATGCCCATGATTAGGTCGCAATAACAACGACGAAGCCGGAGC